ATCCCAACCGGGCGAATGGACGCCCTCTATCCCATAGCGGTCCTCTGCGGTCTTGCCACAGGCGGCGCAGACCCAGATCCCGTCAGCCGGTGCCATACGTTTTTCTCTTTGTTCTGGCGTCATATGAGGTCCGGTATCGTTTCCGAGCGCAGCGCCGGCCCCGCGGGCATCGTCAGCGGGATCTCGCGTGTGGCGGCCTCGGTCATAGTGACTGCGTTGCCTGGCTTCATATCGCCAGCGCCCACGCCAGGCCGGCCAGCAGCAGGCCGACGAGGAACGCCTCGATGCGCGACGTCATGAGCGGCCCTCCCACGACACGGTTGCACGGGACGCCCGTTAGGTAGAGCGAGGATCCGACTTGCTCTGTTTCGGCTTTCGACCTTGGCAGCGGCGAACTCATTGCGGCCGCCTCGGGCAGGAATAGCCCTGGATGCAATCCTCACCTGGCGCGAATGCCGAGCCGCGCTCGCAGCGCATGGCGGCCGGCGGGTCGTCGGCCAGCCAGCGGCCGGCGACTATGGCGTCCTTCGCGACCTCGCACGTCGCGCGGCTGGTGGCGGCGACCGTCTCCTGGCGCTCGGCCGACCAGCTCAGCAGCAGCACATGCGGGTCGAAGGCGAGGGCGGCGGCGAGGAACAGGCCGGCAACGCGCCGACCGATCCGTGCCAATACCGTGACTCTATAAGCCGGTTTGTTCTTGTTTTTGCCGGTTTGAGCCGGTTGGATTTTGTCTCTAAGTGCTTGGTAAGATTGGTCGGAGTGAGAGGATTTGAACCTCCGGCCCCTGCCTCCCGAAAGCACCGCGCGAACGCGATTTTCGCTTGTCATATCAAGCACTTCTGAGGGCGGGCGCGGCGGCCGTGTCAATACCGTGCCAAAACGCCTCGATGTCGGACTCAAGCCCGGCCGGCAGCAGGTGACAGTAGCGCTCGATCTGTTCGAGGCTCGACCAGCCGCCCTCGACTTTCAGCCGCAACGGGTCCTTGTGCACCGCGTAATGCCAGCTCGCCCAAGTGTGCCGCAGATCGTGCGGCGTCAGCTCGGCCGGGATGTCGGCACCGCCCTCGATGGCGCGCCGCCTGGTGGCTTTCCACGCCGTCCTGACTTGCCCACCCATCTCGCGCTCGCGATCCGAATAAGGCTCGCCGTCCGGGCGGCGGATCACCGCGCCATCCCGCTGCGCCAGGTTCGCCAGCATCGCGACCACGTCGGGCGGCAACTGCGCGTTGCGGCGGCGGCCGGTCTTGGTGCGCCAGAAGATGGCGCGGGCACCGGTGAGGTCGACATCGCGCCAATCGAGTTCGACCGCTTCCGCCATGCGGGCGCCGGTGCCGAGAATAAACCGGATCAGCACCTGTAAAGAGGGGTTGCCGCGGCGCAGTGCCCGGCCCGGGTCGGCGGCCGCGATCAACTGTCGGGCCGCCGCCGGCAGCAAATAGAGCGTGCGTCCCGCCTCGCGCTTCGGCGCCTTGAGCCGCGGGCCATCGCACCAACCCTCGTCGGCCGCCAACCGCATCACCGCCCGCACCGGCACGATGACGCCGCGCTCCAGGGTCGCCGGCGCGGCGCCCGGCCGCAACACGATGCGCGCCACCCGGTTGATGGTTTCCTGGCGGATGTCGCCGAGTTTTACCTCGCCCATCACCTGCACCAGCCGTTCCAACCGGTCGAGCGTCGATTGCGAGCGCTCTTCTGTTTCGACGTAGAGCTTTACCGCCTCGGCGAAACGCCGAGTACCACGACGCGGTCCGTGCCACTGGGTTCGCAAGAGTTCGGTTTCGAGCGCCGCAGCCTCCTCCTGTGCGAGGCGGAGGTTATCGCTTTCAGCGCGTTTTCGGATGCGTTCTCCCGCGACCGTGCCGACGATCGTGAGAGCGCCGGTGTCGGGCCGCCGTTCGATCCTAAGTCCTGATCCCCTGCGTGGCACCGTAGCGCCTCCTCTAAGGATGATAGTGCCCGGCGGTCGAAGCGCACGGTGTGGCCGTAACGCAAAACCTCGACGCCTTTGTCGCGGATCACCTTGCGCAGTTGGCGCTCGGGCATCCGGTAATGCTGGGCGACCTCCTCCAGAGTCAGCGGCGGATCGCCGGGGCCGGGAAGGACGAGGCCAAGGGCTGTGGGGGCAGCCATCTGCATTCTCCTATGGTTGAGCCTCCTCGCGACCTACCGGTTTGATATCGTGTTCCGGCCCTGTGCGGGGCTGCCGCGGACCCTGGAGCAAGCGAAAGCAGCCGCAGTGCCGGGTCACGTCACTTAGATTATGGCCGGTCATCCCGCAGGTGTGGCAGGTGATCGACCCGCCGTCGGCCGCGATCGTGAATACGCTCATAGCGCCCGCCTAACGTGAAAAAAAACACCTTCACGCATGATAGGCGCAACTGTTTTCACCTGTCTACAGGAGGAGGTAAAAAAAATCACGGTATGGGTTGCGCGCGACGTATCGCCGTGCGTAGCATATGGTTAACCTTTATTGAACAGGGGGGAGTAGTGCATTGATCGATAACGAGAATACCGACATTGCGCTGGGTTCGGCATCGCCAATTGCCGGCGCTCCCGTCAAAGATGGCGAGCCATCCGGCCCTTACCTGTTAACTCCCGGCCGCAATCGGAAATGGGCCATCGGCGAATGGGACGGCAACGGGTTTCACGATTTAGACAACGGTCCCTTAAATCCCACCCATTATTTACTCTTGCCGTGATCCGCCGCGAGATCGCCATTCATAACTTGGCTGATTACTTGCCGCATCAGCTCGCACGGGTCGACATCGTCGCCGTTAGAAGCGACATAAACCAGGGCAGCGATCTGCGCCGTCATCATCCGCGCCGCCACGGTGATCCGTTTGAGCTTCTCCCCATCAACCGGCAACGGCTCTTCTTCTGGCCGCTCCTCAACGCCGAACAGCTCGCCCGGCGGCACCCCCAGAGACCGCGCCAAATTCAGAATGAGATTGGTCGAACGGCCTTCCTGGGCTCGGGAAAAATAGCGAGGTGTGATACCAGCCAGTTCCAATGCCGCTTGCATGCTCACCCCCTTGGCCTTCGCCAGGGCCTGAACCCGTTTTTTGAACGCAGCGTCATCCCATAGGGCATCTACCAAGGAAAGCCTCCAGCGCATCACCGTGCGCAGTCTGATAACGTCCCTCCCTAATACGTGAAAAAATTCACGGCTGCCAACTAAATCAGCATTTTACCTGAGTGCGTTTTTTTTCACTTGTAGAGGTGATTTAACCCACCCAAACTCCGGGCATGTTCGACCCCACCGACCTGCTCCGGCTGGCCCGCCTCTATGCTGCAGCCGAAGGCGTGTCGCTGCACACCGTTGGTCGACGGGCTTGCGCCGGCAACAATCGCGTCTTCCGCCGCATCGAAGAGGGACACGGGGCCAATACCCGGACCCTCAGCCAGATCGAAACCTGGTTTCGCGCCAACTGGCCGCAAAACGCTCCCTGGCCCGCCGACCTGACGCCCGGCCCCCTGGCGCCGCGACGCCGGCGCAAAATCCCAAATGACGACAGCAGTCCCGCCCCCACTGGCAACGTGCCCTGTGTCGTGGCCGGCAACTCGTGACCGACCGCCGCGATATGCCGAGCTTCGCCGCCGAAGCCAACGCGCTGGCGCGGGTCGTGGCCTTGGCCTTCGACACTCACCGCAATCTCGAAACGCCTGCCGAGCCTGATGTCGTCCGGCTGCTTACCGAGGCGTTGGAGCACGCTTGGCTCGAAGGCGCGGATGGTGCGCCATGAGGCGGGCCGCGCCGATCGCGCTCGCCGCCGCGCTGGCAATGCCGGTGCTGGCATTCGACCCGCACATCCTCCTGCTGTCGTGGCCCGGCGAGCGGTGGGGCAACGAAACATGAAGGCGCAACGCAAGGAATATCTTAGAGTTGTTCGTATTACGGATATTCCGCGCGCCGAAGAGCAAATCACACGTACAATCGAAACCTTGCTTTCTACTCAGTTTGAACAAGATCCGCTTTTTGATGCCGCGGATAGTTTTCGCAATTCCATAATGAACTCGGCCGTAAAGCGGGAGGGCGCTGTAATTGAGGCAGCGATCCAAGACGCTATAGATCAAACCAATGTTCTTCGATTGTTACCGATCGACCGGAAGCTGCCAAGAATTGTAGATATATTGTTTGAATTGCGTGACAATGGGTGGCTGGTAGCACTGGAAATAAAGCGAAGCAGCCAGCAGGATTCAAAGGCAGTTAGACAGTTTCATCGTGATATTACAGACATTCCCGCGATCGTAAAAACCTCACTGCCCCTTTTCCCTATCGAGAATGTGCGCTTCCACGTCGTCTTTATCAGTGGGAAGCCGCCGTTTCGGGAAGGTATTACGCCGGATGATCTAAGCCGTCTTTATGGCCTGCATATTCGCTCGCATATCCAGACGGCTCGGCAAATGTACTCCGCCGCAATCAAGCGAGTGTTGCGGGAGCGCGGATTATGACCGGCATCCTCGCCATCGACGGCGCCGCGGTTGCCGTTAAAATGAAACGCCGGCCACTGCCGGCCGGCGCTTCGGGGAGTATGCGACATGCGACGTCGCAAGCTCTCGCTGAGGATTATCGTGATCCTGATCGTCAGGGTCAAGATCGTCCGCTAATCAGCGAGGATGGTCAACCCGTCTTCGGGCGGGTTGGCCTCCCCCGGAGCCGACCATGAAGCGGCTCCGCTACAAGTGCCGGCGTCGGCTGCACCGCCGGGTGCGCTGCCACCTCCCGCTGCGCCGGCTCCTGATCCGCCACCAGACCGCTACGCTCCGCCGGGGGTGGCGATGATCGTCGCCGGCTGCGATCCCGGCGCCGATGGCGCGGTCGCTTTCATCGACGCCGAGACGACGCGCGTATTGGCAATCGTCGACATGCCGATGAGTGCCGGCGAGCTCCGCGTGCGCGACCTCGCGATGGAGCTACTCGCCGCCCTCGACGAGCGCCGCTGCGGCCATCTGTGGATTGAGCGGCAGGCACCGTTCGCCGGCAGCGGTCGCAGCATGGGCGCCTCTAGCGCCTTCGCGTTGGGCCAAAGGTACATGGCGCTGTGCGCCATCGCCGCCTGCCACGGTTGGCCTTACGAGGTCGTGTCGCCGGTCAAGTGGAAGCGGCATTTCGGCATAAAGGCCGACAAGGCCCTGGCCCTCGATTGCGCCGGCCGCCTCCTGCCGGAAGACGCTGGCCTGTGGACCGCGCGCCGCGGCTACTGCACCCGGGCGCACGCGATCGGCCGCGCCGAGGCGGCGTTGATCGCCCTCTATGGCATTCGGACATTCCACGCCATCGCGCGCGGGGTGGCAGCATGAGCCAGCACGACCCCCCCGGTTGGCAGACGCGGCTCTTCCGCTGCCTCGGGTGCGAGCACCGCTGGCGTGGCTGGCTTCCTACCTATGTGCCGATCCCGGTGTGGGTTGCCACAGTTAAAACGATGCGGTGCCCGCATTGTGGTGCCAGGGCTAATCGCATCGTTCTCGACTTGGCAGCCGAGCGCGAGGCGCCGCCATGAGCCAGCACGACCGCGACCTCGCCAAGGCGATCTACCAGGCATTCAGCGATGAGCGCGCCGTCGACGAGGCGATAAGCCTGTGGCGCGACATGCCGCATCTCCACCAGCGCGAGCGGTTCGCCGCGCTCCTGCCGCTGCTGGCCCAATACGTCATCATCGACGTGCTCGCCCGCCGCCTGCGCGAGGCCGCCCGCACCGGACCGTGGGAGGAGGCGCCATGAGCGAGCCGGCGCGCGAGGCGCTAAAAGACCGCAACCAGCTATACCGCCACTACCGCGTCGCTAAGGCAGCCGAATACGAGAGGCTGTTCGCGCGGCCCGAATTCGGCAACCGGCTGCGCCGCTTCAATGCCACTCTCGGTCATTTCGGCATCGCAGACAGCGGTCGGATGGTCGCCTATGTGCGCGACCAGAATTACACCTGGCTGCGTAACGCGCCGGAAGACATCCGGT